GTGTTATATAGATATAACCCTTTTCATTCAATACTTGTGCTGGAACTCTTGATAAAAATAGGTCTCTTAAAAAAATATATGTATCTTGATTGACCCTATCTGCCGCTAATAGAGGCTCTCCATGATGTTTTCCTAAGTATTTGCCATTTACTGGGTCCTTTATCATTTTATATTTATCTTCAATAATTGCCAATGACTCACCATGATATCCTTGATCTTTAAAGGTAGGACATATGAAATGTACTTTGTCCCCAGGTAATCTACGAAGCCCACCAATCATATAGATTAACCAATGATACATCCATTGATGTCCTCTATCTTCTATCTCATAGTAGTCTATTTCCATATGTGTTTAATATATGGCAATATAAAATGGTCTCTAAGTAATGAATAAGCCGATTGCAATTCTTATTTCAGGAGTTTGCCGATCATTTGAAAGCAATCTTTGGACCCAATTAAAAAACCTTCCTGAACACTATCATATCTATATTTCCTTTCCAGCATCGGATAGTCTTGATCGCTATTTTAATAAAAAAATATCGTTTGATAAACTCATAGGTAATCCTCGGATTAAACAGTTATTTATTGATTCTGATAATGCTAGTGCTCCATTGAACAGGGATAAAAGAGAATACAATACCATTCAGCAATGGTTCCGATTTAAAAAGTTATTTTCTCTTGTTCCCACCACATATACCACCTATATTCGTTGCCGACCGGATCTACTTTTAGAATGCTCCATTCAGCACTTCTGTTCTCTTGCTGAACAGGTCTGTGCTTCCAATACCCTTTATATTCCAAAAGGATTTGACATTTGCGATCCAACACTTCTTTCCGCGAGTCTCCCTATAGAACAATGTATCAATGACCAGTTCGCGATTGGTTCCTATGATGTTATGAATCAATATAGTAAGCTCTATGACTATATCCTATCCGTCGCCTCTATCGCCCCTATTCTCCTATCAGAACACCTCCTATTTCAACATCTAACCCTCTCCAATATTATACCGATTCGTATTGACCTGCCCTATCGTCTAATCCTTTCCGAGTGTTTCTCTATCTCCATTTGCGGTGATTCTGGTTCTGGTAAGAGTACAGTATCCGCTCTTTTACAAGAGATTCTTCCCTTTGATAATACACTCCTCTTTGAAACAGATCGCTATCATAAATGGGAACGAGGGTCTCAGAACTATCAGGCCCATACCCATCTGAGTCCCGAGGCCAATCATCTTGAAAAAATGGCAGATGACGCCTATAAATTATGTCTGGGACAAACAGTTGTGGCTGTAGATTACGACCATACAACGGGAAAATTTACTGCCCCTGAATCCATTGAGCCCAAACCCTATATGGTTCTCTGTGGCCTTCATACACTCTATAAGGAGAATCTGAGGTCCATTATGGATCTTAAAATCTATATAGACACAGATGAGGGCTTAAAGCGTTTCTGGAAGATTACACGCGATGTTGGACATCGTGGCAAGACAGTGGAACAGGTGCTTCAATCAATTGAAGCACGCACTCCAGACTACTGTACCTATATTCTTCCTCAACGCGAACATGCCGATATTATTATTCGCTATAAGCCGATTCTCCCAGAAACATATGATGCGATTACACTTGAAGTAAGTGTGCGCACTATACTGGTTCAAGAATATACACTGACAGAAAAGGTATCTCCCTTTTTACTCAGTTGTACAGAGACCGCAGATAGGACCGTGTATGAATTTAAATCAGAAATATCCATGACAGACCTATCTGCCTCCATTTCTTCACATGGCTATACTATAACAACTCTGCGGAATGGATATGATGGCATTCTTCAGTTTCTGATTCTCTGTATCATATGGAGAGCCTAAACTAACAGACCTATACGCATATACATGCTATCCGAATATGTTGATTTATGCCGTTTAATAGGAACATGGCCAGACTGGGTTCAGGGACCTGGCGGGAACTGTTCTATAAAGGACGGCAATCGACTCATCGTGAAACGTTCAGGAGCTCTTATCGCCGATACAACACATGAAAAGGGCTGGGTTTGTTGTGACATATCCCAAATCCAGGTGGCTCTTCAAGAAGGGCGTGAGGACATTGCCGCCACCGTTCTGGAAGGTTCTGGCAAGCCCAGCATCGAGGCCTTTCTCCATACCTTTCCATCTCGTATCATTGTCCATTTACATCCGACTCCGCTGATGGAGTCTCTCTGTTCCGAAGAACCCATTCATTACAAAGAGATTCCAAATCGCACTGTTCCGTATTTAAAACCAGGGATTCCTTTAACACAGGCCCTTCAGGCAGCCTATGACCCCTCCATTCCCCTCTATTTTCTCAAAAATCATGGACTAATTTTCATGGCAAGCACAACCGATGAAATCCTGGATATGATGCTCAATGTTCAAACACATCTCTTTGATAAGCGTCAACTCACTACCAATATACGACTCGCAACAAACCTGTATCGTTCTATCAATACAAGTACAGGGTCCAGCAAACTGATTCGTCCCTACCTACAAATCAATCAACGCAGTCAAGAACGAGTCTTCTTCCCCTATAGTCCCGATATTGCCGTGTTCTTACAAAAGGCATCTCTTGTGATAGAAGACCCACATGCGAATCCAGATAAATCATTACAGGCCTATATTAAGATGTATGGGACCATGCCTTCCATTATAGGAACATATGATGCCATTTATATTATCGGAAGTTCTATGGAAGCGTGTAATTCTACCTATGAAATATTGATGGCCTATTATACGATTCCCATTTGCTCTAAACCATTAACCGAAGATGATTATGATGCTCTGGTAAATTGGGATAAGGAGAAGGCTAGAAAGGCCTAATGCGATATGTACTGCTGTTTCGTACAAATAGCGTCGAGAGGAATCTCATTATCTTTACAATACTGAAGATAGTCCCCCCTTTTCTCTGGTTGTCGCTGGAGTTCTGGACTCACCAGACAGAGACGTAGACCAAGTTGCTTCGCCTTCATGGCCTCTTCTTTTGTAAATACGAGTCGTGTAAAGGCGTCTATCCAAATCCAGGATACAAAGGGGGCGATTGCCATCACCGTTTCAAAGGATTCATATTCTGAGAATCGAATTGCCATGCGCCGCTCCTCCTTGCGTCCTAGACGAACTATGGACGGCATTCCACAATCCAGAAGAAAGAACTGATGAATTCCATACTTCGTCAGCATATCAATCGCCATCTCCTCAATTCCTTCTGCTTTTATATTCACAATATAGAACTTCGTGGGTGGACAGAACTGAAGAAACTCTGAAAAGAGTTGCCCCTCTTGGCAGGCGTCATGTTGAACAATCAGGGCCTTATTTGAATCACGCAAATCAAATTCAATACCATCTGCGACAGAGAATATATCCTTCGCAATCGTAGAATCCAAATAGTTTATTCGGTGCGAAATGTGTAGCATATAAAGTCTTATACTTGTAAGACTTTATATGCGCGTAAAATATCTTCGTGATATTTCGAATGCGATTATTGAAACTCCACGATACCCAATCTGTTCTGTAAATGGCCAATCCCCTTATGACGAACAAATTATGTCTATGCCCTCCATCTTATCCAATGCTAGTTCTACAGAAGTTCCCACCTCTACCTCCTTTCATGCCGGCCACCACTTTTTCTTCCTTTTTAATCTAGATAATTACTATCATTTTCTCTATGATACATTGCCCTATTTAGCCCATTACTTTGAACTTATAAAACGAGTTCCGTCCTGTAAGCTTCTTGTTTCAGAGGCCCATACCTTCCTCCCCTTTCAAACTGAATTTCTGGAGCGTCTTGGGATTCAGACAGACCAGATCATAAGGGCCACGCACCTCGGGTCCTATGAACACCTCTATATTCCATCCTCTCTTACACACGGAAAGAATGCGCAGGGAGTCTCTATGTCAAATGAGACCTATTCATTAGAGGCCCGAACACTATGGAATCGACTTAGTTTCTCTGGAACAGAGACCACCAAGTTCTATATTAGTCGGCGTACCCATATTCATAATGATATGACCAATATAGGAACAAATTATACACTGAGGCGACGCTGTATAAATGAAGATGCGGTTGTGAATGCTGTGTCAACCCGTGGCTACAAGGAAATCTTTTGCGAACTTCTGTCCACACATGAGAAGATTGAACTCTTTCAAAAGGCCACGCATATTATTGGGTTCATTGGCGGCGGCATGGCAAATCTTCTATTCAGTAGGCCAGAGACACAGGTCGGCTGTATTGAAACTCCCGATTTTTTACGCATCAATCAGCGCTTCAAACATTCTATGGATCATACACGGATAACCTATTTACCTATCACAACCCATTCTGCCTACAACGGTCCCTATTCATTATATACACGGGTTCGCATTACAACAGGTCCCTATAAAGAACGTATTGGTGAACTGTTAGAATGGAACGATGAAAAGGGATACAGGGTGAATGTCTCCAATAATGATGTTGCTGGATTTGCCCACAATCAGATTTTTACAGAAGAATGGATCTCTGCGAACATTCTTGAACCGCTTGATAAAGGCCTCAATAGTCCCTTTGAATGTGATATTGTGAGTTTAAACTGTTATTTAGATTCTCTTGAAGAATAAAATGAAGATCATTATTCCGATGTCAGGTCTTGGAAAACGCTTTATTGCGGCTGGATATGAAGATCCTAAGCCTCTCATACAGGTGGATGGACATCCTATTATCAAGCATGTCATGGATCTATTTCCAGGGGAAACAGACATTCATTGTATCTGTAATAGGGGGCATATTGAAACAACGAATATGCGTTCTGTATTAGAAGGATATGGGGCAACGGTCCATGTAATTGAGCCCCATGTCTTGGGCCCAGTCTATGCGACTCTCCAGATTGTCAATCTCATAGCAGATGAGGAAGAAGTCATCATATCCTATTGTGACTATGGAACCGTCTGGGACTATGCGGCCTTTTTGAAAGATGTTCGTGAGAAGAAGGTGGATGGCTCTATCGCCGCTTATCGTGGATTTCATCCGCATATGCTCGGCACAGACAACTATGCCTTTTTGCGATTGAACAGTGATGGCTCAGTTGCCGAAGTCCGAGAAAAGGAGCCCTTTACTGAGACTCGTATGGACGAATATGCCTCCAATGGCACCTACTATTTTCGTCGGAATGCGGATGTCAAGCACTATTTCCAAGAACTCATCGATCTTGGAATTCAGAAGAACGGCGAATACTATGTCAGCCTTGTCTATAATTTGTTGCTTCGTGATGCCAAGAACGTGAGTGTGTTTGAAATTCAGAAAATGCTCCAATGGGGAACCCCCAAAGATTTGAGTGAATATCAGGTATGGAGTGACCACTTTCAGAAGGCGGTAAAGCCTTCAGAGCCCTGTAAGAGTTCTGCCACCCTTATTCTGCCTCTCGCAGGTCGTGGTAGCCGTTTTTTAATGAATGGGTTCACTGTTCCCAAGCCCCTTCTTCCCGTCAATGGAAAGCCGATGATTGTTCGTGCTGTGGAAAGTATTCCACTCTGTAAATCCCAGGTCTTTATATGTTTGAAAGAACATATGGCCGCCTATCCCCTGGAAACAACACTAAAGAGTGAGTTTCCTGGTTCTACCGTAATCGGAATTGAGGACGTTACCGAAGGTCAGGCCTGTACCTGTGAAATTGGATTACAGGTGGCAAATATTGCGCCATCCGATCCCATCATGATCAGTGCCTGTGATAATGGCGTGGATTATGACAGGGAGGCCTATTTGCGTCTAGAAAATGATCCCAGTGTGGATGTCATCGTCTGGTCCTTTACAAATAATCCAACAGGCCAACTCTATCCCCATATGTATGCCTGGCTAGACGTGGATGCTGACAATAACATTAAAGATGTTAGTGTTAAGAAGCCATTGCCCGGTGCGAAACATGCCATTATAGGCACCATGTTTTTCCGATCTGCTGCCATTTATACCGAAGGACTTAAAGAAATTTATGAAAAGGGGATTCGAACAAATGGCGAATTTTACGTGGATAATCTGCTAAACCCGCTTATTAAAGCGGGCTATACCGTCAAAGTATTCCCAGTGGATGCCTATATCTGTTGGGGAACTCCCAATGATTATAAGACCTATACCTATTGGTTAGAGCATTTTTCTAGAACATGGGGACAACCTCTTCTTATGTAATCTAACATCCATAGTCCATATTTACTGAACAGAATCAATATCTACAAGGATCTTCTCAGTAATATCATTGAGTTGGATGCGTTCTAAAAGAGTATAGGTGAGCGTATTAAATCCTGATTTACGTACATACTCTTCTTTTGTGCTCTGAGTCATACGCGGCCACAAATAATAGTCTGTGTACGTTCTCTGCTTGAGTGTATTTGGAGCTTCTGCGCGTTCATGGTCATTATCCACATTGAAAAACTCTGGAACACGTGGATCATCTGTTAAAATAGTTGTCAGTTTTCGAAACCCTACAAATTCTACACGATTCTGAAGAACCTTATCTTCCGCTCCATATCCCCAATAATCATTTGGAAAGCCATTCGTTTTTAACATGGTTTCTGTCCTCAATTTAAAAACCCCGCCAAGAGTCCCACATGGCGATGTGTAAATACCTAAAACATCTGAGGGATTTACAGGCTTCGTATAAATATCTCGTACCGTCTGTTCCAATGGATGCGTATCCACATCATTCATCATAATATAGGTTGTCTTGTCCTTAAAGAGATGACACCCGATATTCTTAAGAACTCCGCGATTGAATATTTTGGTGCCAGCCTGCTCAATAATCGCAACATGAACCCCTGGAAAATAGGTTCGAAGAAGAGGTACCACATTTGTCAAATATCCCTCTAAATGTTTTTCACGATCTCTATAGGGAATACAGATGACTGTGTCGTATTCCATGGTCTGAAAATATATATGTATGTATTATTTAAGTTGATTCTCAATTACATTCCGCATCGGTCTAAGTCATCTAACATCCATAATCCATCTCCTTCTGTGAAATATTTGAATAATTCGCATATTGATATCCAAGGGCAGGAACTGTCGTGTACCAATGATGAGATGGCTGAAGTTTCTTCCAATACATATCCAGCGCATAAAGAGGCTCATTGTGTGTCTCAGTTAGTTTTTCAACACCTTCACGCAAATTTGCTAAGAGCTTTGGTGCGAACTCACGCGTAATCGCATATCCAGAGGTTGTTTGTGCTTCTAAGACTTTTTTAATAGAGGGAGCCTGTGTATCAGAGAAAGATTTACCCCATTTGCTAAATGCGAATAGAAATATGTCCCAGTTAGGAAACTGTGTAATACAATTTCCTAGCATTTGTTGATTATGAGATATATCCTGATTATGAAATGTAAAGTCATCCTCAAAAATAATACAGGTGTTCCAGTCAGGATTCTCCAAAAATGTTTCGAGCGTGAGTATATGACTCTTTCCACATCCAATCATACCAATTGGATCATGTACAGCATTGATTCTATGAAGTTTTGTTAGATCTGTACATAATTTGGGTATCTCCTTTAGAAAGTGCTCCTTACGATCCGGTCTTGAATCTAGATTAATGTAAAAAATGGCATCAATATAATTCATTTATACTATAGAAGTTCATAATATCTTTAAATTGCTATAGGCAAAGCAACAGACACTGGTATAATATAAAGGACTGTTATTATACCAGTGTATATAAGGCTATGAAAGTATTCTATTCGGAACATGCTGGATCTGAATATGATTATATTCTAAATGATATTCTATCCAATATTGAAAAAGACGTAGAACTCTTCAATAAGACCACTCTACTATCATTAGTAAATAGAACCGATATCATTAAACATAATATACTTGTTGTGAATGACGATTGTAAATTAGAGGATATTGTAGCTGTCGCAAAACATATACATCCCCGTGTCATTCTTTATTTATCTGATGAAACAGGTACGCATCAGGACAGAATGATATTAGAACAATATACACCTGTATTTTTTCGTCAATACAATCATAAGCACTATGCCTATGGATCCAATAACTATCAGTTGCCTCTAGGATACTTGAAGTATTATTTAAACGGTAAATGTTCTTCGTCCCCTAAAAAGATGGCAGAACGTACCATCAACTGTTCCTTCATTGGAACTCCCAAATCAGATCGTGTTCACATGATAAATGTGTTTAATAATATGAAAAATACAAGGATTGTTCCCGTGAATAATAATTGGAATTTTGAAAACATGCCAGTATCCCAACAGACATGTTTTGAAATCTATAGTAAGTCTATCTTTGTTATAAATGGAAGAGGAAATTGTAGTCTAGACTGTTTCCGCATTTATGAGACGATTGTGGCAGGGGCTATCCCTGTCGTGGTTGGTTCAAAAGAGGAAATTAACACCACCTTTCATTATAATAACAAGAGACCCCCGCTCATTTATGAAGAAAGCTGGGAAAAAGCATTTGTTCGGTGTATTACATTATTGGGAAATCTGGGAGCACTTCAGGAACTACAGAATGAACTTCTTACATGGTGGAAAGACCAGCACACCACAATTCATTCCCTCATACAAACTGCCCTAACGGTCTAGAATTCGCATATCCTTTCTATAAATGGTGCTATACTGGTCCCATTTTGCTTCAGGGCCAAAGAGCCACTTATTTGGTACATAGATGGTCGGAGTCTCATGAACAGACAAGAAGGAGGCCCACCAATGAAAGGTGGAATTGGAGAGAATATAGTTCTTGAAGAGGGCACCTGCGTATAATTGGACTGTATCATCCAATTCAAAAAAAGTGATATTCTCGCCTTTAAAATGTTCCCTACACCAGGCAATGTCATCACTCGCGATATAATATCGTTGGCCTTCTGGAAACTTGGACATCGCCTGTTCATAATAGGCGAACTCACAAACATTGTGAAAATTTCCAGCAATCTTTAAGTAATCTCCTCGTCGCACGCCAATATAACAGGCCTTGTTGTCTGGTTCAAAGAGGTCTGGATACATTTGAAAAAGCGTAGAATTCGTTTTGAGCCATTCCTTAATGCCTTCTGTCGGTGTAAACAGTTCCTTGACCTCCTTATCAAATCCATAAAAGTGTTGGTCTGATTGATAATAACCTTCCAGCCGAATGGTACAGGTGTGTAAGAAGGGCTCAATCGCATAACCAATATCATAAAAGGTAAAATGCTGTTCCTTGTGATGATGGATAGGAGCGGATAGGGATTTGGTTCTGGGAACCTTTTTATACACCGTACCATAGTACTTTCGCGGGTGATTTCCCTGCCCTAAAAAACTTAATTGTTCATCTTCAATAAAATACGGAATACCAAATCGCTTTGCCAAAGAAAATGCCGAAGCGATTTGAAAGAGCTGATTGCCAATCCCTCCCATAAGACTACAGGTGATGCCTGGCATTATTTGTTAATTGTTGAATGTGAAATGTCCTTTAGGTATTTAGTTATACAGAGGAGCCCCTGTCATATCCATCAAATCATGATTGACCTGCTGGGCATACCCTTTCAAGGCATATTCCTCATCTTCTTCCGTAGGCACGTGGCTTGACGCCAGTTGAACCATGGTTCCTGGACTTGTTCCAAAGAACTCCTTTTTAGTGAGGGACCGGCCATAGACCCTGTCTCTCACTAAAAAGGCAAATAGGAGAACGGCAGACGCCATCAGAAGAATCAGTAATGTGCGCATCTCTCTACTGAACAGAGTCAATATCTACCAGAATCTTTTCACTAATATCATTGAGTTGGGTTCGTTCCAGAACATTGTACGTAAGCGTGGTAAATCCCGATTTACGCACATGCTCCTCTTTTGCGCTCTGGCTCATATGTGGCCACATGAAATAATCTATTTGAGTTCTCTGACTCACTGTATTATTAAACTGTACACGTTCATGGTCATTATCCACATTGAAAAACTCTGGAACACGGGGGTCATTACTTAAAATCGTTGTCAGTTTCCGAAGACCCACCAATTCCGCCCGATTCTGAAGGGCCCTGTCTTCCACTCCCCAGCCCCAGTAATCATTCGGAAAGCCATTCGTTTTTAACATGGTCTCTGCCCTCAATTTAATGATTCCACCGAGCGTCCCCATTTCCGATGTATAAATTCCTAGGACATCGGAAGGATCCACCGCCTTCGTATAGATATCCCGTACCGTCTGTTCCAAGGGATGCGTATCTACATCATTCATCATAACATAGGTTGTACTATCCTTGAACAGATGACACCCAATATTCTTCAGAACTCCCCGATTAAATATCTTGGTGCCAGCCTGCTCTATCACAGCCACGTGAACATTTGGGAAATGGGTCCGGAGAAGTGGCACCACATTTGCCATATATCCCTCTAAATGCTTTTGACGATCCCTATAGGGAATACAGATGACGGTGTCGTATTCCATTTGTATGGAATATGAATGACTGCTTTAGATTGATATGGAATTTATTTTGGGTGTTTTGGGTGCTCCTGGACGTTTTCGGGATTGTTTGCGGCTCCCTCTAAATTCTATGTTCATTAATTTCTTCTCTGAAAGAGGTTTTATATGTTCATTATTTGTATTATAACCATTATTACTACCATTACCATTACTACTACTACTACTACTACTACTACTACTACTACTACTTGCGGGCAAGAACTGCGCCGTCGCTCTTGCCAATTCCTCATCCGTAATTTTATGTAATTGCTCTATTTTTTTTCCATCATCTTTAGATTTGTCCCCTGTTATCCCCGCAATTGTAACCTTTCGTAATGCTTCATATTCCGCAACTTGCGCATCATATCCCTTTTCTATTGCTTCTAGAACATCCTTTTCTTTAAGATAATATGGACCAGATGAGCCTTCGGATTGTTGATATTGTTGAAGTCTATTTATCGCTAGTAAAATGGCCTCCTTTATCATCTCCATACTTTCACGATTCGTATTTTCAATAAATACGGATGTTTCTTTTATGAATGTTTTATCTTCTTCCTTTATTGTACTCATCCTGTTCTACCATAGAAAGAAAACGATATCCACCGGAATGAGTCCTATTCAGGACACCTTTTAGAACACAGTTGATTATGCCGAATGCGGCGGAGATGTTCTATAAATGCCTTAATGATTGGCTCAGAGACCTCCAATGTTGCTCCCTTGACGCTTAGAAGGAACGCATTCCATGTTTCCTTCCATCCTGATTCCACTATATTATGCTCTTCACAATATATCTTATACATATCTGCCTTTCCCTCTTGAATGACTTCATAGATTTGCTTGGTCTTCCATTGTTTTGGAACAATAGGCATCTCTTTCAATAGTTCCTGTATGGATTCAGGAATCGCCCCTTTTGGCACAATGACTTCATTCAGAGGCTTATATTCCATTGTGACTTTGGCTTCTGTAAGAGGAGCATCCACCTTGACACGCGCCTCTGTTTTGGAACTGCGAATAGGAATATTCTTCGTCGCGATCTGCTCTGTAAGCGTTCCATATAATTCAGCAATCTTCGTAGCCTTCTCTATAAGATTATCATATCCTATATCTTTTTTTAGAAGATTACAGTGGCCACAACAGGGTCTTGAATTATCCAGCTGGTATCCTATATCATTATTGAAACGGTCCACACCATTCTTATTACTTTCTGAGGTTGTGAGACCACATAAATAACAGGATTGTTTAATCATCGCTATGAATTCCTCTTCCGAAAGGAGAAACTCAATATTCCGACTATTGGCTGATTTTGCGTACGTTTTATAGATTGGATTGCTTTTGGATTGGTAGGTTGTCTGCCATTTTTCTACAATATCTAGATGAATCGGTGTTTTGTCTTTGGAATAGGTATGAATCGCCGCCATTTTATCCATAAACTCCTGTGGATGCTGTGTCCCTTTTAATAGATTACAGGTGCTACAGGAAGGCACAAGGTTCTCTTGAAGATATCCCTTATTGTTGTCTAACCGATCAAGCCCATTCACCTCTCCCTCCTTCGTATAGGTACAGTAGAAGCATGGCTTGGCAATCAAGTCTTGAAAGATGGTCTTGGAAATGGCAAAGTCGATTCTGCGTTTTTGAGCACTTTTCACATAATGATTCCATAGCACATGCTTATTTGTAAAGGCTTCTGCTTTGTAGTTTCTTTCTCTAGGTGCTCGTTGGCTTTCAATAAGCACCATTTTCTTGTAACAGGGGACACAGCGTCTCAGAAGCTTCTCATGCTTTCCTTTCGCCCGTGTGGCTTCTGTGAGAGTTGTGCCACAATCCAAACAGAGATTCGGATCCTGTCGCTTCTGGTCCTCTCGTTTCCGATCCCGAATGCGGGCTTGATGAAGACATCGCATACATTTGGATTGATGATCTTCCAGAACCGTGTAGCAACCACGGGCAATATCACAATAGCGAAGATTCTCCTTTATCGCCTTATCCAGAATGGCTTGACGCTTGTGTTTGGAACAATAGGTCTCGTCTGTTTCATTCGTACAGGATTGGCCTTTATGGACTCCTTGCTGAATCAGGGCTTGACAGGTTGGCATTCTGGTATGTGCCGGAAAGATAAGATGCGCGGTTGGTCAAATTTTACGAGTGTGTTTATACATTTTTTATGTACCAATAATTGGTATTAAAAAATGTATTATACTTTATTATACTATAATGTTCTTACAGCATAAAAATAAAATAC